CTGAAAGCCATAGTACTTTGTGCGTACCAGTTCTATCTGAACATCATGCTCTGCCCTTAAAGACTTACGCCAATCAGGACTCCAAATAATATCATGGAAATGACTGAACAGAGATTCTGTAACCTCGATGTCCTGATACCAGTATTCAACCATCTCATTGCTGAACTTATCAAACTCATGAAAGTCTCCTTTGTGTTTGTTTAATCGTATGCCCCAGGCTTGTAGGCTGTGAGGTTTGTGTGCACCCTTGGGTATAGGTATGTCAAAGTCGTGTAGTCTGCTGACTATCAGAGTATCGACAACCTTGTGTGGATCTATCAGTCGTGGCTGTAGTAGCTTGTTAATCATTGGTGCATCGAACTGTAAGAAGTTGTGACCAACAATCATGTCTGCTGACTGATACCACTTGATAGCCTCAGCCTTAGCCACTGGATCATCAAGGCAGTTATCAAATCGACTGGTCTCTCCTGTCGATAGATCCTTACCACCACAGATCCAGAGCTTAGTGCTGTCCTCAAGCCCATTAGTTTCTATGTCACTGACAAGTATTCTCATCCTTGAAATACAACCTCCTCCAGGATCGTTGTCTCAGGATCGTAGTAGACTGAACCTGCATTTCCTAACTTAGAAAAGGGTCTATTCTTGTCAACAATAAATTGTGTGGTGTTACGTTCTGTATCATCCTCTGCCTCTGTGTCTCGCTTGAGTTTGATACAGATGATAGCCTCTTCCTCAAGGGATGCTGCATACTTTGTGCGTCCATCCTCATTGACCTGAGAGATAAAGATAACACCAATGTTTAATTCCTTGGCAAGCTGTGCCATTCGAGCACCCAGAGTTGTCAGTGTACTGGTGGCTGCATCAACCCCAGAGTTTGACAGATAGGCTAGACGCTGAACGTGATCTATAAATACGAACTCTGCTCCATAGACTGTAACTGCTGTCCTTACATGATCTAGTATCTTCATTGGGTCTTCATGGCTACGCATCTCAAAAGGGATTGTGTGTTCATCCCTTGCCATCTTCTGACCTGCGTCAATCACCTGTCGCTCATCAAAGCCATTGGCTTCTGCATCCTCTTTGGTTCTGACATTCACACCTAGCTCGTAGGTTGCCATAGCTCGAAAGGTTGTAGACTTCATCTCTTCCATGTGGACTAGACCAATACGTACACCCTGTTCCAGTAGAGCACACTCAAAGTACCTTGCTAGTTCAGTCTTACCCTGGCCTCGCATAGCCTTGATGAATGTGATACCACCCTTGACCATACCTCGTAGCTTTTCATCCAAGCCACTGTGTCCAGTGGGTACATACTCGTATGGGTTTTCGTAGAGGATAGCCTTCTCTACTTCCAAGTCACCTACAAAGAAGTTGTCAGGACTGAAACGTTGAGGCTTGAGTGCTGCCCACTTTAGATCGTCACCATCTCCATTCATCAGGAACTCATTGGCATCCTTCCACTTGGACATGGGTACGTAGTAGAACTTGTCAGGCATTGTGCTGTAGAGTTTCTCTGCTGCTGCCTTGCCTGTATCATCAGACAACTCACCTGCGTAGACTACCATCTCAAAACTGTTGAGGTATTCAAAGTTCTTTTTGAGGAACTCATCATTGAATGAACCACTGGGCAAGGACTTCACTGGGTAGGATTTACCTAGCACCTGATACAGACTGGCTGCATCGAACTCACCCTCAGTCACATAGATACGTTTACTAGATCCTGCGTTGAAGTCAGGGCCAAACAAGTCAGTCAGTGCACCTCGTTCCTTAGTCCAGAACTTCTTCTCGTCATGGCCTCTATACTTTACATTATTCGAATATTTGAATGCGTACCTGACTGGCACTCCACCCTCACCATACTGCAACTGAATGTTGTAGAGCTTTGCTACATCCTCATCCAGTCCTCTGATGCCATCGAACCTACCACTAATTATCTTTGTGTTACGTAGGTCTACCTTAGGTGTAGGCATTGGATAAGTTTCCTTTGCCCAGTCAAACATCTTAGCCCTGTTTGGGTAGCCTCTGTCGCACGAGTGACAGTGACCAACCTTTGACACTACGTTGTAGCTGAATGCGTCACTGCTTGCACAGTCCTCGAATGGGCAGGGTTGGTGGGTTATCTCGTTGCTGCTGTTTACTGCTGCTGTCATTGTTAATCTGTTCCCTTTCAATTGATCGTTGTCTTTCATCTTCAGTCATATCACGAATGCAGTTTGTTGTCATCCTCTTCTTCCCTTGGATAGTAAACTAAAACATATGAGTCACAGTTAGGACAGGTTAGATTAGTCACCATGCTGTACTCTCCAAAGAGATAGGTTTGATCCTCCTCAATGTCGTGGTCTCCACCCCAAGTTAAATCGTGTCCACAGTGCCAACAGTCCATCTGTAATCCTTTCTTGCTTTGGGTGGGAAGCTATCCTGGTTCCACCCCTTCCTCACTTGCTCTGCTGCCCAGGCGTAACTGATACCCCAGTACCTAGCTGCTTCTGCCATGTTACGAAACTGTTTTCCATAGAGTCTACAGATTCTTTTTGTTTGTGTCTGACTAGGCTCATACTTGATACGAACATGGCAAGGTAATTCTTTTGGTTGCATTAATCATTTCCTAAATTTCTTGGTTCATAGACAGCACCATTGTACTGACTCCCTGTCTCTGTATCAGCACCATAGTCAAAGAATGCTAACAGGATTAGTATTGCTAGTATCCAGTATATAGTTACCTTGCTCCACTTTATAAACCCTTGATAAGTTTTCTTTGCTTCTATCTCTGCTGCTTCTCTTGGTGTCATTGTTGTATCTCTATCTCTAGACAAGCCACTGTCTCTGACTTGTGTGTTACCATCTTCACTGCTTTGCTCAGTTCAATCTGACACTCCTCTAGTGTAGCATACGTACCTAGTTGGTAGTAATCAACATTCTGTGTGCTGAACAATTGCATCCATACTAAAACCCAAACCATAATCTATCTCCTATATCTTTTCTGTTATTTCTTTTATTTTCTCCAATCTCTTTTCTAACAGAATAATTCTATTTGCTAATTCTATTTTTGCTTTTGTATCACATAGATATTCTACTCTATCTTCATAATACTTTTCTAAAACATTGGATACCATACTTCCCCCTTGTCTCTTTGTTCTGTGACATCCTCTAGTATTCTCTTGAGGTTGTCTGCTTTCTTGTATTCTCCATCCCATTCCAGATCACTTATATCCTTCTGTAATGCAATGATATACTGTTGTACAGCAACAACTTTCTCTTGTTCGTACTTTAAGTGTCGCATATTCTAATCTCCCTATCCAGTGTGTTACTTCATCATGTGGGTCATCTATCCATGTCTTCTCGTTCCAGTTCAATTTGTATGTCCCTCCCTGTTATTTGAGATAGGGCTTTGACTACATCCTGTGTTCCCTTTTCAAAACCTTCATCGAATGCGTCAGCTATCTCTTCCTTGTCGCTATGCTTCCTATATAGGAATCCTAATATAAACGCCAAGACACCTACTAAAATTGTTATTGGTTCTGGTAAATAAATATTCAATGATATATCCTCAGTTCTTTTTCTTCTTGCCACTTGTGAAAGTCTTCTGCTGTTAGATCCTTCTCTTCCATAAACCATTGTAGATCATAGATAGCTTCCAACAATTCACTATTTGCTTCCAGTAGTTTTGTTATCAAGTCTTCCTCAGTCTTACACTTCAGCCTTGTCATAATCTCTTTGAACTTAGCATCTGCCATACCCTCCTCCTTTAGTTGTACTTAAAGTATTACTTATAATTATTAACTACAAAATAATAAGACATAAGTTATATTCTATTAGTAATACTTTAAGTTAGTTATACTCATCCTATTTCGTTTCAAGTATGACAGATTGTCTCACCACCCTAAGTAGATCAACGCACTTACATAGGCTGCATTAATTACCAAAGCTATTATCTCCTGTGTTTCCATTAGGTTAGCACCCTCTTTTTAACTTCAACTGTTATACCCTTCATAGCTAAATATTTTTTTAATAGTTTATCTAGCTCTGACTTTTGTTTGGTAGAGTGGTAAGCAAAGCACTCACCACCCTTCCCTTTTATGTGTATGACATACTCCACTAGTCTAGCCTTGACGCTGCCCAGGCATCTAGTCCATAGCCCTGTAAGACTTTGGCTGCTGCTCGTGCACCCTCTTCCTTACAGTCTATGTTCTGGAAGTATGAGCTACTAGGATTCCACCACATATACCTTTTACCTGTCCAGTCTTTTTCGAGGCCCATGTTGACTAGGATCTCACGCTCTTGACGCCCTAGCTTAGTGTTACCCTTGTGTTTTGGTTGAACTGTAACCCATGCAAATCCACAGGCATACTTGTCCTCACCCCCAAGATAGTGTTCGATGTAGTTGTCAGTAGCTACAACTGCTGCTGCAAATGCTTCACTGCGTACTGTCTTAGCTGAATGTATTGATAGTTCCATTTTATTTTCCTTTCTTTTCATAGTACTTATGTAGGTATTGTGTAAAAGTATTTCAACCCTAGTCCACAAAACTTTTTGAGATAATGCAGTGTGTGTTCTTACTTTCTGATGTCAGAGTATAAAAGCCCTTGTGGTATTCATAGGTTTCTAAATCCTTTTCTGCTTTGTGGACTGTTATGTACTCTATCGCTGCACGTCTAGCCTTGCGACTGCTCTGATGTAGACTGGTGTAACGTTCTACATATTCTTCTCTTTGATCGTTCCAGTCTAATCTTTTTAGTGACCATACATATCTCATAGTTTTACTCCTAACTTAATTAAATCAAATACCATTCTGTCTATCATGTCGTACACTTCATCCCACTCCCAGTACTGGTAGGTATCCAGTGCACACTCAGTAAAAAATTCCTCTAGATATTCCTCATCAAAGTCTCTCCAGTTGTCAGGCAATTCCTGTGTTAAGAAATGCCCTGACAATTTAGCAAATAGTTTTTCATACGTTTTGTCCTTCATACTTTTATCCTCTTTCATTTCAATTCCAAAACTTGTTTTCATCTTCTTCCCCAGTTCATTTGATCTAACATATATTCTAATAGATATAACAATCCTTCTCTCTCATCCTCATTGGATCTATCTGTCTCTACATTTAACAACCAACGATATTGCTTGTACAGTTCGTCACAATCCACATTTGGTATGATTAGTTTATGTATATTTTCATCCATTTCTATGTCCAGTCTGTGTTGTACTCTGGGTCTATTGGTGCAATACCTGATACGTGCACGTCATACTCCTCAAAGATTGTCTCGTATCGTTTGACTGCTTCCTCTCTGCTCCATGCAATCTCCCAGTGGTCAGTCAGGTAAACATCCTGCGCCCACCTCTGATCCTCTGAGCCTGTCTTACTCCTAGTGCAGTAGAATATTACCCACACATTACCTTCACGTAGTTTTTCACTTATCATATCAAGCATTACACTTCCTCCACTTCTTTAATCATGTCCTCATTTATCTCAAACAAATCAAAGCACTTCTCGTTGTATTCTTCAATTAAGTTTTTAATAAACTCCTTTTTTGTTTCTGCTTCCCTGACTGGGTAAACTGAACCCAGTTCAATCTCACATTCAAATAGTTTCATTTTGTAATTCCTTCTGTTTACTTAGCCCTCGCTCTAGCATCTTGAGTGCTTCCTGTTTATCCCCACGCCTTAGCGTTTCGTATGCCCATGATACCCAACCATAAGCCTCTGGGTCTATCTGTTCTGGGTCAGGTGCTACCACCACTGGCTGTTGTTGTTCAGTCTGTGTAGCACCTACCTTGTTCTCGTTTAAGAACTCGATTAGGTAAACCTTAGACACTGGCACATCTACTTGCTCCCAGTCTCTTGGGAAGTATCTCTGAGCATCACGCTGAGTACCAACCCACTGTCCTTTACTTGACTTGTATAGTATCATAGTTATACCTTCCCTCTATTGGTAAATATAATTCTAAAATTTTCTTTGGCTCAAATGATTGATGTAGTACTTGCTTTAACATTTCCTCAATCGCTGTAAAATCTTCAATGCTTACGTCCTCAGCTATTTGATCCAGTACAGCATCAATTAATTTTTGTTGATCAGTCATTTTTTAATCCTTCCTTAGCTAGGATACGTAGCACGTAGTGGAGTGGCTGTTCGCCTAGCTTAATCCATTCCTGTTTACTCTCGCTGTATCGTTTTGAGTGAGCCATTTTTATAATGTCTTTTGGTATTGAACGAGTAGCCAAAGAATTTTCCATTTGTAGTATTTGATTAAGTGTAAGTGTCATTTCATTTTTCCTTTTTCTTTTGTATGTACTTATTAAATAAGCATTATTTTTTTTATTTCAAGTGTCACGTTCCATATTTTTTACGTGTCTAATAGTTTCAACTATTGGGGGCTTCCCCTCTCTCTCGTCTATATCAAAGAAGCTAGGCTCTATTCTGTAGTTTTTAACGTTGGCTGTCTCTCTCATTATCAGAGATGGCAAGCGTTCCATTAATAACTTGTAACCCTCAGGCGTAAACCTTGCCCATATGCTAGGCACTTTCTTGAAATTTTTACCATCAAGTTTAGCATCATAAACTATGGCCCATGATTTATATTGATCCTGCTTATCCATTGTCTCTTACTCCCATTGCTTTAGCAGCGTTTAAAAATTTTGCGTTCGTTCTCTCAGGTGAGCCTTGCCAGTGTGTGACCCAGATTGAGTTGTCATTCAGTAGACCCACATATCTACAGCGTTTGCCCTCAGTCCCACAGCGCAACCATTGCCCACGCTGTAGCTTTATTTGACCAGTCTCAATAGCTGTCTTAATGCTGTGATCCCAGACGTTAAGCGTTGTCATATATCGCATTACTCTTTTCCCCTTGCTATCAGCATTCCACATGCCCCTGCTATCTGTTCTAGATCTTCTTTGGCCTCAACTGGTAGTATCCCAGAGCCTTTGACCTCTACAGCTAATTCTTGAATGTGCTCTAGTTGTGGCACTATCTCAGCTAATTCTTCTAATACTTCCAGTGCTGCGCCTGTTGCGTGTCTTAATTGTTGCAAATTAGTTTTCATTTTCTTTATCCCTTCAAAAGTAATTCTTTTAGTTCAGTTATAGACCACATGCTCATTCTAGATAACTCAGATAGTGTTATATTCCAATTGCTATCAAATTCAGCTATCAC